ATCAAAGAAATATGTTCAAAACAATTTTTCTCTAATGAAGCCATAATCACAGGAGCATTTCTTGCCATATTAGTTGCCATAAAATTTAAATGTGCAGTTATATGTGCTCTATGATCTTGTCCTGGAAATGCTTGGAATGGTTTCCCTGCGAGAGCATCAATATGTTCTAGCGCAGGGTCCTTTGGTAGCGGTTGATCTGGTTTAACTAAAATTCTATCTACATCTTTAATACCTAATGCTGAGTACATATTTCTATAAACTTCATACATGTTATGAATTTGCGGATTAGCCATTGCTAATTGTAATTCTGTTTGTGCTATAGATATTCTTTGTGTTTGTGAAAATATATTTGGATCAGCAACTGGAATAATATCTACTTTATCATCAAAGTCTGTTTGTTTAATTGTTTTTTGTCCACCAACAACTTCATATGGATATTCTGGTGGTAAATATAGTTTAAATACATTTGCAAGTAATTTAAATTCTTGCTTCATCGCTGCATATATTCTTTTATGAATTGCAGACATTACACGTGAACCTCTTTCCAGCAAAGCCACGGTCGTGCCCACTGCTGCTTGCTGATTCCCATCCCCTACTTGCATGTCCGCTATCGAAGCAAAGCGCTGACCTGCTTGAACCACGACCCCCATTAAAGCTAATAAAGTTTGTGAAGGCTCTTTATAAGGTAAAGTCATAAATGAGTCTTTTAAATTTCCACCAGGAGCATCTACATCTCTCCATTCACCTGGTTGAATAGATTGAGCATCATCTCTGATTCTAATTCCTCGTTGTTTAAATCCTGCAGGTAAATTAGATAATGTTCCTGCATCTAATAATTGTCTTAATGCAGATGTAGCAGTTCTTGATAAACCACCAATCATTTGAATTAAACCAAATCCATAAAATCCAAATCCTGGTAAAAATTTAAAATGAACAAAATAATTAATTTTATTTTTTAATGGATCATTTTCTATAAAATTACGTCTTATAGATAAAACTTCTCTAGATCCTTCTTCAATAGTTACAATATATGGAAGTTTAATTCCTGTGGGCTCACCAGTCTGTGGATTTATATCTTCAAATCCTTCAAGATCTAAATTAACATGACATTCTAATAATGTAAAAATATCTTCATTATAACTACTTTTTGTAAGTCCTTCTAATTGTCTCTCTTTATCTTTAATATTATCTGTATCCGTTACTCCATCATCAGATGGTAATAACTCTATGTCTTTATAAAAACCATTTACTTGTTGTTTCCTTAATTCATTTGCAGAAATTTTAATTACATGAATAATTGCTTCGGCATCATCTAAAGAAGATGCTGAATAAGGAACTACTAAATCTTCTGCTGAAATAAATTTAGATACAGCTCTTCCTAATGTTTCATCATAATAAACTTTTTTAAATGTTGATCCTGATAATGGTAAATAAAATAACATTTGATCAAACTCTGGTTCATATTCTTTCATGACATCCATAATTTGATAATTCATAAACTCAGAAACTCTATCTGCTTGGTCTTGAATCTCTGGTGTATCTAATCCAATGACTTGTGTTCTAACAGGTCCTTCGGCTGGCAATAATTCTTTATAAGCTAATGCTTGAAATTGAGTAACTGCTTCTGCAAGCACTGGATGAGTTGCACCACTTGCTCCTTGAAAAGGTTCTGTACGTTGCTCGTATTTAAATCCTAATAAATCTAATCCTTGAGTATAAGCTTGTTCCCAGTCTCTTCTTGAATTTTTATAGTCTTCATAATTTTGATAAAGCTCTGTTCCTAATAAATTTAAATCATTTTCATCAATAACTTCTGCTAAATTAGAATCAAACTGTGTTGCAGCTAATGCAGCTTTTTTAGGATCAAAATTTATATCAACACTACCATCTTCATTTTCTGTAACTTCAGTAGAACCAGCAGGAGTAGATTCAACAGATTGTGCAATCTGTTCTACTTCTAATTCTCCAGGTGTTAATTGATCAGCTACGTTTGGTAGTGACTTGTCTATTTCTGCCATTTGTAATTTTCTCCGATTTTATTGTTGTAACAGTATTATAATTAATATTCAAGCCCTGTGGGCATGGTCCTGATTTAGGTGGTATTGTTAATGTTAGTCTTTTGGGTTTAATCATTTTTTAACCTTTCCTCCTCTTGCTAATTCCAATATTCCATCACTTGGTCTTCTATCATATTCATTAGGCATAACAGGTCTTGCTCCTTTTGGAACAATATCTTTTGGTTCATATGTAGGCATATTTCTATAAATATAATCTTCTAATATTTCATAATTTGGTTTTTTAGCATCAATATTTCCAAGTAATTCTAATTCTGAATAAGATTGATATTTACTTATTCGATCTTCTGGACCTAATCTTTTTGTATTATTTAATAATGGAATTTCTACTTCATCATCAGATCCATCTGCATAACCAATTCTTCCACCATCTGCTTTACCTTCAACGCCTGATCTATATAAATTATATAATTGATCATTTGTTGATGCTGTTGTTTGCGAACTGTTCATTCCTGAAATTAATTTTCTAAAAAAATCAGAAAGTCCTCCACCACTTACATTAGTAGTTGAAGATGAAGGCTGAGATAAATATTTATTATAACGTTCTTCAACTGTTAAAGGAACTTCTGGTGTAGTAGAAGTTGTTGATTGTGGTAATTGATTCATTGCATCTTTAAATGTACCTATAAATTTTTTTAAAAAACTACCCATTCCATATTTTTCTCTTTCAACCATTCCACCTGTTGCAGCGGATGCTCTAGACTCTGCTTCTTGCATCATTTGAAAATCTTGTTCTGTTGGTGTGTAAGTAGATTCTTTTATACGTTTTTCTTTTTCTTCTGGTGATAGTGTTTGAAAATCTTTGTATTGATCATAAAAATCTTTAGCAACACCTGCTGCAGATAAACTAATTCCAGCTGGAGTTGCAAATCTTCCAATGCTTCCAAGTTGTAATATTTTAGAAGCTATTGGACTTGTAATCACATCTTTTGCAAGTTCAGGTAACATAAAATACAATCCTTTTTCACCTTGACCAATAAATGCATCTAATGCTTTTGATGCTGTAACACTTCCTTGATCTGCTGCATCTTTTAAATCTGAATAAACATCTTGAGCATAAAGTCCTGCACTTACTGCTGGAGTTCCAATAACTTTTAATCCTGTTAAAGCACCCTTTGCAATTTGTGGAGCATACTTTCCATATACTCCTTTTACATCACTAATAACTTCTTCGCCTACATCAGCAATAGCAGCAGGCCCTACTCCTAATTGATTATTTACTTTAGATGTAAGAGAAGTTTTTTTCTTTTTAGTTCCTTGGGCTAAAGCCTCTCGTTGCTCGCCGCTTGCATCTAGTGTCTCGGAGATAGTAACGGGCGTTGGTTTTCTAGTGAGATATTTCATCATCTCATTATATTGGTTAATCTTCATATTATTTTCCTACTAAATAATCTAAGCCAACACTTCCACCTTTTGCTTTTTTCTCTGGTGTTTCTAAAATAACTTTCATTTCTTCTTCCGTATATGATCCTTTTGGTCTTGCTTCATTGGGCTCAAAATTAAATTTAGATCTTGCTAATTTTTCAGCGTCTATTTCTGAAGTTACTTTTTTAAAATCAGGTATTAAACTATCTAATTGTTCTAGAGCATCTTCACCATATATCTGTCTAAATGGATCTAATGGTTCTCTCATTGTGTTTGCTTGTTCAATAGTTATGTTTTTAATTTTACCTTCTTTAATATCATTAATTAAAATTTGTCTTGCTGTTGATCTAACTAAACCTTCATCTTTCATTCTAGCTAAAGAACCTTGTGATGTTCCAAATTCTTTTAAAATATCTCCAACAGTTGCTTTTTCACCTGTTTGTTTTTCTAATTCTTTTCCAATTTGTTTTAATTGATTAACTCTTGCTTCTACATTTCCAGCCATTGTTCCTGGAGGATTAATCTGTCCTGCTTCTTTAGTTAATGACATTAAACCTTCTCCAGTTATTGGTTCTTTTGTTCCAATGCCAATTACTTCTGCAGTCACTGTTGGTGTTATTTGTTTATTCATTATAAGGGTATCATGTAATCTTTTAACATTGCCTTCATAAATTAATCTTTCAGCATCATTCATTTTTGAAAGATAAGGAATTTCATCTTCTATAACTTTTTTAATTTTTTCTAATACCTCAGGATTATCCGCTGCCTTAGCTACATCAAATTGTTTTTTTAATGGATTAGATTCGTTTGAAGGGAGTTTAATAACATTAGTACGAGTGCCTATTGTTTTATTAATAACATTCTTACCGAATATTGCCTGTAACATTTCAAATAAATTTTTCATATCAATAATAAACTTTGTTATTTTTTGCCACAGGTTCATCTTTGTAATCTTCTGGATGATCTACAAAGCCACCTTGTCTAAAACGCATAACGGCTTGTGTCATTGAATCCACAAGATCGTCATGATCACCATAAGGAAATGCAGCACACTCTTCAATTACTTCTTGCGCAAACTCTTTATCTACGGGTGCCCATATCTGACCCGATTCAAATAAAGGTGCAACAGAGTTAACTCTGGTGTGCTTATCATTACCCCTTGATGGGGTATAGTTTATAACAGGGATACCCATTTTACGCAATTCATAAGTTAATGGTAGTCCTGATGCCTTTGCCTCAACTAATACAGTTTCTGGTTGCCAATATTGATATTGTTGATATGCTATCCTTCGAAGCTCAGGAAATTCAAATCTATCTTTTATAGCATCTAGCAAAATAAGTTGTGGTCCTGAGTCTTCATCATTATAAAAAACTCCCCAAGTTGTAATAGCTGAGTAATCCGCAGTTTCCTTTTTCATAAATGCAGTATCATAACTTTGAATTACATGTTGAAGAGATGGAATATAATCCTTATCCCACTTACGCCACCATTCCCTTTTAATTAATGCACCTTCTTCTGATGTTGGATTTTGCATCCATTGTGCATTCCACTTCTGTAAACTAATAGATGACTTAACACCTTCTAATTCTTCTAATTTCCAAAACTCTGGCCACACAGGTTTACCTGATGGAAGGATTGCAGGAAATTCTATCAGCTCCCACTTATCAGCTTTCATGTCACCTGCCGCTCGCAGCAAGGCACCTGTTAAATCTTTTGTATTCCATCTTGTCATAACCAAGACAATTGCTCCACCAGGTTGAAGTCGCTGACGAGGTCCTGATGTATACCATTCATAAGCACGTTCTAATGCATCTATGTTCATTGCATCTTGTTCAGAATGTGGGTCATCTATGAT